AAAAAGTATAGTCGCCAAGATTATCTGCTAATACTGTGCGAGTTCCGTTATATGGACTCAAGCAACCAGCAATAACTACCGATTGGCCTTCGGTAAATTCATGCACGCCAACTGTTGTAAATGTGGCTATGTTATCCTGTAAAACTGTTTTTTGAATTGAACTCTTAAATGTAACTAACATTGGCAAAATAGTGTTTTCGCTAGTGTCTATTATGCCATTCAAATAATCGTCTGAATACAAGGAAGATGACACGCCCAATACGGCTCTCAACTCTGATGCTGAAATTATACTAGGCAAGTGTCATCTCCTTACTCCCTTAATGGATGCCTAAGATCGGGAGCAACCTTAGGCACTCAATTAAATTAAGCTACTGTTAGTTTACGGAATGCAGTTGGGTAACGATTAACTGCACAAACATAACCATAAAGACCGATTTCCACCTGTCCTGTGTTTACGATATTGGCACGCAATTCAAATTGTGCACTCTCATGGAATCTCATAGCTGCTGATGGATAAACAAGTGCAAATTTATCACCTGTGTAGTTAGGATCAACCACTAGTGAAAGTCCTGCGACTGTTCCTTGTGTTGAACCTTGTGTAATTAACCCACCTGCATTTTGTGGAATTGCTGCTGCAAATAGTGGGCGATCATTTCCATCCTCTGCGCCAAGTAAATCTGCATAAGAAATTGTTCCTGATGCTGTTGGGTGAACTACTAAGCGGTTTGGTGTAAAACGCATAACTCCATAAGAGTCTGCAATTCCATCAGCAATTGCTTTGTAGATTGATGAACCAGATGATCCAACTGCTGTATCGCGTGCAAGACCTAGTGCATAAGCATCTGTCTTTTGTGCGTATGATGCAGCTAACTCACGAACCAATAGATCTAAGAATGATGGGTCAGACCTGTCGAGTAGCTCAACGTTGACTCGGTTTGCGCCAAAAAACTTAACTATTGTATTTTCTTGAAAGGTGACTGCGGTGTCTTGTGATGCTGCTTCTACACCCTCAGCGGTTTCACCTACGATTGCTTGCGCTCCTAATACAGGGGTATAAATTTTAAGCCCAGTTGTAGGAAGCGGTGCTCTTTCTATGCTATCAATAAACGGTCTTGATGAATCAATAATTCCAATTACATCACGAAGGTAATTTGGTGGAACCATTCCTGTGTTCTCAGTTGTTGTTGCAATTTGTAATGCAGCAACTAAATCGCGTGCATCTGTATCGCCTTGAATTGCACGAATTTGTGCATTTACATATTGTCCGGCTGTAACATTTGCATCAACGCGTGGCTTTGTGTATGCCATGTATTGAGCAGTTACAACTGGAGCTTGTGCCGCTTCTACCGCTTCGGTCGCGATAGGAGCTTCAGAATTAATCTCTGACACTTTGTTCTCCTCTGTTGTTGTATCCTCAGCGGCTGCTTCGGAATTCTCTGGTGTTTCACTAGCTGCAACTTCCGCGACCCTTGCGCTATCAATTGCAGGATCTGTAACAAGTGAAACTTCTTGAAGTGTGCTTGATTTAATTCTTAGCACGCCTTCCTCATTTTTCCATTCATTAATTTTTACTCCGACGGAAAATCCATCACGAAGCCCGGTAGCAGCTTCCTCTAATGCGTCATCCGCTGAAAAAGTCTTAGCCAAGCGAAAGGTTGCTTCTAGCCCTGTATCTGTTGCGGTTATGTCAACAAGTTTTCCAAGTGGCTTAGTTCTTTCGTGCTCAAGTAATAATTTAACAGGCTTTGAAAAATCAATTGAATCTTTTTCAAATACAGTTAATCCTGCACTTGTTGATCCTTGCTCATCCCATGTAACGATCTTTCCTGAGATTGTGCGCTTGTTTGTATCAGCAGCAGTTATCTCTATTGGGAAATTAATTTTCATCGTATTAGATCTTCTTCCTCTTGGATTTGCTCAACGCTCATCGCGCCAATGCGGTTTAGGATTTCATAAACTTGCGCACGCTCTAATGCTGAGCCACGCAAAAAGTCATCTATGTCGAAACGCGTTTCTATGCCGTTGGGGCAGAAATCCGCAAAACTGAGCCTTTGTTCCAAGCTCGTAAGGATCGATCTCAAGCTGAAGTCGATAAGGGCTTTCCTCTCCGCCAAAGTGTTGGTGTATGTCATACTCGTAGTTTCGGCAGAAACAAATGATGCAGGAATTCCAGATGCTCTTGCAATTTCTAAAGCAAGATATTGGCGTGCTTCATTTAATTGTAATTTTGCTGGATCGAATCCAAGTGCTTGCAATTCCACGTCAGCATTTAAGAATGCAGTTGATCTTGTTTGTCTTGATGCTTTCCATGATTCTAATAATTTTGTTATACGCTCTGGAGTTAAGTTTGTGCCATTTGATTTAAGAACCATTTGTGGCATAGGCTCTTTGGCATACATTTCAGCTGCTTTTTCTAATTCTGCTGCTGCTTTAATTGTGCGACCTGCGCGGTTTAGTATTCCTTCATCTAATCCATTAAATACAATTAAAGATCCAATTCCAAATGGTGGCACTCGCTTGCCATCAACTGTGTAATACTCAATTTCTGTTGAATTACCATTTAATGAAGCAAATACTCTATTAGGTGCAATTCTTGTCCATGCCCTAATTCTTGAAGCATCACTTGATGAATATGCATCGAGCACCATACCATAACCGACCCCATACAGAAGAAGGTCTTCGGCTAACCATGCATAAATTGCAGAACCTGCAACTCTTGGATCTGGTTGCATAATTACGCGATTTGGTCTTACATGTTCATTTGTAAAATGATTATATTGTTGTAAAGGTAATGATCCAATTGTTGAACAGATTATATTTCTTGCACGCGCTCCGGCAGGTATTGCCATGAATTGTTCACGTGTTGCAGTTGTAGTTCCAAATAAAATTCCGCCAACTAATTGTTGAGCGTTGTAAGGTGAAAGTGATGCAGCTACATCAACTGGATTTTCTTGCGTTGCTCTAAATCTATCAAATAATCCCATTAGCATATAATATACCATAAAGTCAACAAATTACGCTATTTGAATATCAACTTCCGTTTCTACCTGTGTTGCAAAATAGGTTGCTAAAGCAGATGCCACAGCTGCACAAACTGCGACTCTACTTGCTCTCCTACCGATGATCCATGACCCATCCCCATAGGGCAGTTTCGCAGCGGATAGTGTTTGCTGAGTCAATTCCTCTTGACCCCCATGCTGTAATCGATGGGAATTGATTGCGCCTAACCATCGATCGCATGATTCAGCATATATCGCCCCATCCATGTCTGTAATGGGAATTCCAGCAGGAACTAACCGACTCGCGACGGCTTGTGCAGTCCTTTTGGAATAAGCGACAGTCTGAACATTATATTTTCTAACATAAGGTGCAATATCGTTTGCAACCGCCAAATCATTGATTGAATAATCGTTTGACCATGTGTGGAGTAAAACTAAGTTAAATTTTTCTCCTGGTAATTTCTGAGTAGCCACTAAAGCGCCAAATTTGCGATCTGGACTTAAATCTAATCCAAACCAAGTTTCTTTGTCAGGATCTAATGGTATTGGATCAGTCTGGCATAAATTCCATTTTTGAACATCAATTGCTGAATTGATTGTATCAACCCATAAACACAATACTTCGGTTTTTACAATATCAGGCGGATCATTAATAACAGCTTTTAAGTTATCTGGATGGATTGTAGTTCCAAGCGATGGGTTGGCTTGAGCGAATGCTTTCCAATTGATTTCACCCGACGGAAGGGTAATTGGCGAATCAGGTTCGGCACTCCATTCAAACCAACCTATCGTGTCTAAAGGATTTGTGCTGGCTGCTAATGCACGCTCCCTTAGTTTATTAAGGATTACAGAATGCTGATCACCTGCATTGCTGTAAACCCAAACTTGCGGATTTTTTGAACTCATCATGGTATAACGCATTGATGACCAAGCATCTTCATCTTTATATTCTCTAAGCTCATCAAGATGGATCGTAGATGGAGCAGAGATACCTCTCGAAGCATTGTTGGCTGCTTTTACCACAAACCTACGACCGCCCTTTAATTCCATTTCCTCAGCACCATGTTGCCATCTAATCTTTTTTACTTCACTTGCTAATTTATCATTACCCTCAATTAGCGACACCATCTGCCTAAAGGTTTCAAGTGAGGTAGTCAATCTATGAGCTGAGGATAGCTGTAGATTTTCTCCCCAGACATACATGCCAGTTAAGATCCGGAGCATCATAAATGTGGACTTACCATTTTGGCGAGCGATCAATAACCCAGCCTCAGAATGATGCCAGCGACCATCTGGCTTGACCTTATGACCATGAATAGCCACGAACTTTTGCCAATCCATTAATGGGATACCGATCTCAGCTGCGAAGTCGATCATTTCTTGACCTTTAGACGGCAAATCATTCAAAGGAGAGTGAATACGCGGTGTTTTCACACCTCCTAATTCTGATTGAGCCCGAATCGAGTCGATCAATTCTTTTTCAAAATTGTTCAAAGCGATCCGGTCTGATCGTGAGCGATCGAGGTGTTTTGTGGGTTAGAAAAGGAAAG